TCCTTCGCCCTTCTGTACCATCCAGGTACCTCCCTCTTGGACTCCGCGAGGCGGAGAAGACGAGAAGCGTCTACCGGCGGGCGCGAAAGCCCTAGCCAGTAACGTAACTCGAGAGTCTTCTCCTCAAACCTCACGGTGCCAACTTTTCTCCACTTCCATGCGGCAAGCTCCCTGCTGTTCAGAAGCTCTTCTTCCCTCGTTAGAGAGGAAACCCATTCTACGTCGTCAGAGTTCATGACGACATTATGTAAATTGGGTAAAGAAGGCAACTTACGGCAGAGTTCATCCGCAGGGTTCTCGTCCAACCTCCGCTTAACCATACTTAAGGCTCCCCCCTTGTGTAGCACTCTCCAAGCGAAACGCCCGGAAAAACCAATCTCATGAGGAGAGAGGTTAGTCCGGTGAATCGTTTTCGAGTGCCACTTAACAAACTCGACGCCCGCTCTAAAGCGGACGTCAGGTGGGAGGCCCGGTTGCGCGAATTGTTGGAGGGAACGAGGAAGCGAGTTGACGTATGGCTGAGTTCGCAGCATACCAAACCTCAGTGTCGGTACGACCCTAAGGAAGCCGGATTTCCACCGTAAAAGTGTACTATTCAGCGACCCGTAATCGTCCGACACGCTGGTCTTGGTTTGCTCGACCTCTAAGCCGACGGCACCGACAACGCGGACCCACGAACTGTAAAAAGTTCGACCGGGGTCCACCACCTGGAAGAGGATGTCATCGCCATTAATGAGCACCGGTATCTTCGGCACGTCGGCGTGGCCGAAGTGCTGTCGAACAGCCCATTGAAAAGCGATGTAGTTCTGGACACAGAGCAGCGGGAAACTCAACAAGCTCCCCATCTGCTGTCCGGACACAGCTTCAACCTCCTCGCCGTCGTGAAGAAACAACGGACGGAGAACTTTCAGTGCGTAATCCGATATCCCCTCAGGGACTCGGGACGCACGACTCAAAGCAATCCGAAGTATCTCCTCGGCGACCTCCAGCGGCAAGTTATCAGTGGCCGACTTATAGTCGCCACTTATCAAGCTCCCGCGATCACTCAAGACCCCCGCCCTGTCGAGCTTCTCCGCAGTGACGTCACCCCGACAAACCCAGCCCAATCTACTTATACGATCGTAGATTGATTTATGCAGAGGTTTCAAAACGAGACAGTCTTGGCTAAACTTCGTCAAAGGACGAGGCTTGCCAGCGGACTGTACGACCATCGGCCGCGTGACGACTGAAGAGGATTTCAGT